CACTCCCTCATCGAAGCCAGTTCTCGGAGCAGCTTCGCGTGTCGCGTCAACCAGCCATTTTTATAAGTCACGTGAAAACAGGTAGTGTTTCACTACCTTACCGAAGCCAGTTTTCAGAGCAGCTTCGCGTCTTGGGTTTATACTACGTGACGAGATGTTGTTGTGTGTTTGGTACGTTTTCCCCCCAAGGTCCTGCACTTATAAACTACACGTGAAAACAGGTAGTGATTCACTACCATCGAAACCAGTTATACTAGAGCAGCGTTGCGTCTTTTATAATGTTCGCAGAAAAGTTCCGTAATGTTCGTTTTTATGCAAAAATAAGTTATTGTTTTTATTATAATGTTCCTAATGTTCCTAATGTTCGCAAAATAAAAAGATACCCTACGTACGCGACCCCCCTCTTTTTGCGATTGTACGCTTCACAAACACATCGCTCACAACACCTGTCATACCCCAAGAACAAACGAACATTCGAACATTACTTTATATTCAAATACTTACAGCCACCACTAAACGAACATTAACGAACATTACTATTTTACCACCATACACCACCAGAAAACGAACAATATATCACTATGTCAGTAAATACATCAGAAACTCAAAAACTTGACATATGGTACGTTATATGATATAAATAAAGAAGTTGTGGTAAACATCACAACGCAAACAATCAACCAAGAGTAGTGAAACACTACCGAAACCAAAGGAGAACGACTATGGCTCACAAGCCCGAATGTATCGATTGCGGTACGACCTATGACGTACGGCGTTGGAAGTTGGGATACAACATCTGTCTCGACTGTGGACAAATCCACGCTGAACAAAAGCGTCAAGACTGGTGCATCGCACCAATCGCGCACAAGCAAGGGGCAACTCTTGTCAGACGTAAATCAGACCTACTAGGTCTCAACAAGTATATGGGAGAAGTCTAATGGACAAAAAGTTTTTATTGTTTACCGCCAAGACGTATTATCCGTATGGCGGCATGGATGATTGCAAAGGTGTATTCGCCACACTTCAAGACGCGATAAATTATGCAATCAGAAAGCAACCGTCAGGTTGGTTGAACGATACGCACGTATTGGAAATAGGTGAGCAATTAATCGTTCATCTCGTACAGCCTAATAATGGAACAGTAGAGGTCTCAAAACCTATCAACGAATATATGGGAGAAGTCTAATGCTAGACACAATCAACAACGGTAGTGAAACACTACAAGAAAACGCGCCGACACTTGCATCATCTGCGATGTTGGTCGAGGTCAACATTTCTCAGTGGACTGCACGTAAGAAAGATGATCAAGCAACTAAAACGGTTATCGCCGCGTACAACGCCAAGCAAGGTGTCGGGGGCTTTCATAAAAAGTTACTGGCAGACAACCAAAAACTAAAAGCTATCACACAACACGTGACGGCAATTCGTGACACACACGCTCGCATGACAATGCCTTGGTCTAACTCTGGCTTGCGTCTGTTACCGACAGCGCAATACTTCAAGTACAATCAGGTGCTGACAGATATGCAGAATGAGTTCGAGCGTCTGGTCAAGGAGTTTCTCAACGAATACGAGGATGCTGTTATCGATGTTCAGATGGCACTCGGCGACTTGTTCTCACGTGATGAGTATCCAAGCGTTGATGAGATCGTACGTAAGTTTCGTTTCACTATCTCTTATATGCCATTACCTGACGCAGGTGATTTTCGTGTTGATATCGGCAACGAAGCTTTGAACGAAGTGAAGGAGCAGTACAACAAGTTCTATACTGAACAGTACGGACGCGCCATGAATGATGTGTGGACACGTCTGCACAAGTATCTCAAGAAGATGTCCGAGCGGCTCGACTACACGACACCAGAAGATAAGAAGATCTTTCGTGATACGTTGGTGACTAACGTCACGGAGATGATCGAGTTATTACGTGTATGTAACGTAACAAATTCTTCTCAGATGTCGGCTATGGCTGATCGTCTTGAAGAAGCTATGTCGGGTGTTACGCCTGACGCACTGCGAGAGGATGATTACTTTCGCGCCGAAACCAAAGCGGCGGTAGACAAAGCAATCGCTAAACTACCGTCTTTAGATATTTAATCGTCATTATAAGGAGAAGTATAAATGACAAATCAAGCACAAGCTATGTATGCACTGTCACTAGATCAGTGTGTAAACTTAATCAAAACAGTTGGTGACAAGCGTACCATTCTGGCACAAGGTGATATGGGCAACGGCAAATCGTCGATGCTCACAACACTGGCTAGAGACCTGCCAACACATACCCCTGTGTACTTCGACTGTACCACCAAAGATCTTGGCGACCTGATGATACCTTCTCTTCAGTCTGTTGAGACTGATGGTTGTGTTCGTATGGTTCCGAACGAAGAACTTGGTGTGCATCTGGACAAACCTATTATCCTGATGATTGACGAGTTTGGTAAAGCCAACCCCTCTGTGAAGAATGGTATGTTACGTCTTATGTTAGAGCGCAAGATCGGTAGTGTTTCACTACATCCAGACAGCATTATCTTTGCGACTACAAACAAAGGTAGCGAGGGAGTTGGTGACTTGTTACCACCACACGCCCGAAACCGTATCACTGTTGTGCAGATACGTAAGAGTACCAACATGGAGGTCATTGAGTTTGGTATCGAAGATGGTTGGGATCACAGTCTGTTGGGTTGGGTCAAAGATAACCCACATCTGTTGCAGTCATTCGAGGAGGTAAAAGACCCCGAAGAAAACCCATACATCTTTCATCCGAAAGCACCGAGACCTTCGTTCGTTACCCCGCGTTCGCTTCATGCCGCATCTGACATCTTGTTGTCACGTGAACACTTGGATGATCAGACCCTCGTCTCGGCTCTGATGGGTACGATTGGTGATCGTGCCGCGATGGACTTGATGGCATTTGTCAAGATGGCTGATCAGTTGCCAAGCTTGCAGTCTATCAAAGACGACCCGAAGAACGCGAAGGTTCCGACAAGCGCGGCGGCTGTCTGTATGGTTGTGTATAGAACTCTGTCTGCGATGGATAAAGACTGGCTCAATGCTTGGATGGATTACTTGCCGAGGTTGGACAGCGAAGCGCAAGCCATGTTCGCTAACGGTGTTCGTTCACCGAAGTACAGCAAGCAGTCTATGGTTATGCAGAACAAGAAGTTTACAGATTGGGCTATGAAGAACAGCCATCTGTATACAGCAGACAAAGTGTGAGGTGAGTGATGAAGATAGCTAGAAACCACGCCGCTACTGGCATGCGAAGCAAAAGGAGAAAACATAATCCTTACGTCATAAGGTATGACGAAATTCCAGAGGTGGTAAACCGTGCAACTCGTCGTGCGGCGATGAGCATGAAACGTAAACAGAGCGTGGCTAACAACCACGCCGAAACTAAAAGAGAGGACAACAACTAATGTTTATGCAAAATCTAACAGAGGAACAGCGGCTTACCAAAGCAGTTGTTGCGATCATGGGTCACGAAAGGTACGTAGCTCTAGCTTCAGTGATGATGGTGGGCAAGCGTGAGATTACAGACGACCCTTCCGTCCCCACGGCATGTACTAACGGACGTGACGAGAAGTATGGACGTGAGTTTGTAAAGAAGCTTAACGATGCAGAACTAAGGTTTCTTGTGTTGCATGAGGTGTACCACAAACTCTACAAACATCTGCACATCTGGCGGCACTTGTATGACGAGAACCCACAGCTAGCGAATTGTGCCAATGACTACGTGATCAACATTAAGATCGCTGATGACAACAAAGATGGGTTTGCCACTATGACTGGTGAACTTGTCAACGGTTGTTACGACGAGCAGTATCGTGGCATGGACAGCGCACAGGTATACAACTTGTTACGTAAGCAACAAGGTGGCGGCAGTGCTGGGAATGATAGTGGCGATGGGGGTAGTGGTTCACTACCTAATGGTCAGTCGCCTTTTGACGACCATGATTGGGATGGAGCGCAAGAACTATCGGACGAAGAGAAGCGTGAACTATCACGTGAACTTGACGAAGCTATCCGACAAGGTGCGTTGGTTGCAGGTAAGATGGGTAGCGGCGGTGATCGTGAACTCGAAGAACTGCTGAAGCCACAAGTCGATTGGCGTGAAGTGTTGCGTGACTTTGTGTGTGATACGTGTGTCGGTACAGACTACAGTACCTATCGCAAACCTAATCGCAGATACTTGTCGGCAGGTATTGTAATGCCTAGCGGCGTAACCGAAACCGTTGGTGAACTTGTGATTGCTATCGATACATCTGGGTCTATTGGTCAGGTGGAGATTACGCAGTTTCTATCCGAGGTCAAATCTATCTGTGATACGGTAAAGCCCGACGGGGTTCGCCTTCTGTACTGGGACACAGAGATATGTTGTGACGAGAAGTACGACAAGGAAGATCTTGACTCCCTAGTTGAATCCACCAAGCCATCTGGCGGTGGCGGCACAGATGTAAATTGTGTGACGGAGTACATTCGTGACAACAACATTAACGCCCAAGCATGTATCGTTCTGACGGACGGTTATCTGTACGGCGGTTGGGGTCAATGGACGATGCCTGTCTTATGGTGCGTGATGGATAACGAAAGTGCCAATCCAGATGTCGGTAAAACTGTAAACATTAAATCGAGGGATATGTAATGCCAATGTATAAAGTAATAGCAACAATAGAAGTAAACACTGAAGCCGAAGATGAAGCTGAAGCATTAGAGATTGGTATAGAGTGTTTGGATTGGAGCAACGCAGACATTACAGTAGAGGAGGTTGATGACGATGACTAAGTATCGCGTATCCGTACATTACGACGAGGGTACTGTCTTATATATTGAGGCAGATACCCCCGAACAAGCAGAAGCAAAAGCTGAAAAAATATTACTTGATGAAGCTAGCGTTTCCTATCCAGATAAGTATGCACCTGACGTGGTACACAGAGACTACATGGTAGTAGGTTGTGAAGAGTGGTTAGGAGGATAAACTAATGGAAGCCCCAAAGAAACTTACCACAACGTGTTCTTGTTGTAACCAACTAAACATTAAGGGCACTGAGTTCTGGATTAAGGTGAAACCTGACGGAACGTACCATGATTGGGTGTACTGTAATGATTGTCATGCCAAGTTCTATCCTGATGGCACTACAGATGCACCTTGGTACAGATATCATGACGAACCCGAGTTGGGTGCGTGTACAAACTGTATTGGTAGTCCAAGCCAAATGGAAGGACTAGCCGCTTGGGTAAAAGAAAATAACTTATTAAAAAACGAAATGGAGAAGTAATGGAAAATATATTTTTTAAAGAAGATCGTGCTACATCAAAACAGCTTTGGAAGATAAACGAATTATCGGACGAGTTGTTTACTCTGAGGGCGAATAAGCTGAAACAGGAGAACAAGTCTACAGAAGGTATGGGTGATTACCTTACCACACAGCTTGTGTTCCCAATGACAAAAGGCACTGCAAGTAAGATCATCACAGGTATGATAGAATTACGAGAGCAGTTAAAATCCTATGAGGAGATGTCATGATAGAATACTTCACTGCCTTGGTTCTTAACTACTATATACAACAGCATCAAATAACAACGGTTGTGTGGTTTCAAACCGAGAAAGATTGTCAGAAGGTAATGCAATATAAACTTGCAGACCCTTTGTACGATCAACTGTACGATCTGTACGGTAACGATATCGAAATGTACTGCGAACCTTCGCAGTACAGATCAAAAACAATAAGACCAAAATTAAGGCCACAACAAATGGAGAAGAACTAATGGCTATGACAATTTCAAAATTCAAAAGCTTTGAAGAGGTAGTGAAACACTACAAAAGTATTAAACCTATCAAAGAACAAGATAATGGTACATCACGTAACATTCGACCTATAGGTGATCGCGCACGTAAGTGGGAGACTATCCAGAAGATAAACCGAAACTGCTACGTGTTGTCTTGTGGTCACGAACGTGGCAACGAGTTGTTCGGTCATTGGGGATATGCAGCTACTTCTGATGATACTGACTACAAGGTAAAGCTAGAAAACTATGCGCCTATTGTATGGCGTAAACACAGGGATGGAAGTACCTCGGTGAAGATCAACAACATGTGTGGTTCCGCTAGTGGGTGTACTATATCACACTATTCTTTCCTTCGTAGGCATATGCCTGATGGTCTGGAATTTCATGAGCCGCAAGGTAATGCCAAGAGATATGTCAGATATATAAACGTAGATAGACGAGACTGGAAAGTGGAGGATGTGTTCCTCGCCAAGAAAAGCACAGTGCCACGTGCAGAGTATGATAACAAACCTGATAACAAATGGTTCGAGTGGATGACGCCCAAAGACGATAATTCATCACTGGTGTTTACTCTGTTCAAAGATCATGATCATTACCTCACGTTATGGAAACACGACAAGACTACAGGCCAGAAGGAACCTCAACCACCACGTGTAAACAAGTCTGTGAAAGTCAAATACGCTGACCACATAAATAAACTGTATGAGTGGGGTATGACTATGACACCACTGCTACCATTGAGAGACACAGATTATGTGGTCGATAAAATAAATGAACTTATGGAGTATTCACACGACAGGTTTAAAACAAACGAATACGCATCAGAACCTGACTACAGATTGGTGCGTGAGATACTTAGAAGAGAACAGCATCCTTACCGTTTGCACTTCTGGTTAATGTTTGTGCGGTCAACTAATGACGGTTGGAGCGTAGACCCAAGATATGCGGTGAGTATGATCACATGTAAAGAAGATGCCGTGCGTGTACGTGCTAGATACAATCGGTTTATGAACAAAGTAGCACGATTTATGGAGAAGAACTAATGGGAATACATCTTAATCTGACAAAAGTAACGCGAGCGTTGAAGCGAGCGGAAATGAAATCTGACAACCTTGGTGTGGCAGAACACAAAAACGACATGTTGGGAGTGTTCAACAGAGAAATGCTAGCACGATACAAAGATTACAAAACATGCGTTCGTGATCATAACACACGTTGGGTGTACCGTGAGGGTGATAGTTTCTGTCTAGGTTATATTGGCTACGGAGACTTCATGGATGGTGGGGATGGCGTAGATCGCTTTGCTGTCTTTTCGCCAAACATCGAGAACAACAAATACAAAAGAGGGCATCGTCAAAACATGTCTTTGGCTGATAGTCTTGTTCGTGCTATAAAAAATACATCTGCGATACGCCCACTTTCAATGAAACAGGTCATGGCACTGACAGGTAGCGATTGTGCCAGTGCGCGTTTGGATTGGGTAGACAGGGTACGAGATGAAGTAAGAAGTGATCGTAATGATCTTGTTGACGACTTCTTTGACTATGCGGTCAACGGTGTGCCAAAAACTTGTGAGCTTCAAGAAGAGATTAGGCATCTTGTAGATACTGGACATAAGTTTCTTAACCCCAAGCTTGGTGAAAAACTCAAGAACATGTTTGAGAGTATCAAGGAACTAGCGGAAGTTACTACTGCCGAAGCAAAACCTATGACATTTGTTGAGGTCATGACTACCTTTAATAAACCTAGATTTCGTGTAGCAAAAAATGTTGACACAGGAATGATAACTAGGAACTCGCATTTTGCCTATGAGTATGTAGATGTGTATACACAAGAGGAACTACCTCAAGATATTAAGGGTAAATTGGCTAATCTCTCTATGGTTCAAGACAACCAATACGTTGCAGGTGTTGGATATCGTCACTCAGAAAACATATTTTATCTAAGAAACGCTTGACAACACATGAGTATACCTGATAACAGTGTATACCGCGTCCTACTAAATCCACGTACTGGAAAAGTAGAAATAACAAGTTTTGGCCTAGAAGCTCTTGACGCGACAGCTACGGGTCACTATATGAGTATAGATGAGACACCTGAATGGATACAAAGAAAAGTTGCTGTGCTTATGATGACTAACGATACACCACCGACAGAACCAGTCGAAGGCGTTGGTCACCGTATAGACAAAAATACTTTTTGGGTAATTCAAGAAGAGTAGTGTTTCACTACCAAATTCGGGGGCGAGAAATCGCCCTCGGCGATGCCAGTTTTTAGGGAGAAAAAATGACGCCCGAAGCAAAAGTTAAAAAGAAAGTAGTACAGCTACTTAAACAGTACGAAGCGTACTTCTTCTATCCTGTTACTGGTGGGTATGGGCGCAGTGGTGTGCCTGACATAATAGTATGTCACAAAGGTCGGTTTATCGGTATCGAATGTAAAGCGGGCAGCAATAAGCCTACCGCATTACAAGAAAAGAACTTGAGAGATATTGAAGCAGCCGATGGAATATCGATGGTTGTTAATGAGGACAACATCGCAAGTGTAGAGGAAACTCTGCAAAAACTTTAATGGAGAATATCATAATGGCTACAGTAAAATCAAAAGCCCCTGAAACAGTCCAAATCCATACGATTAAACAGGGAATGTTAAAACTTAGAATTATAGGTGATACACCTATGTATTTTAATAGCATGGGGTCGAAAGCTATGCGTGACCTACTTGTAGGAGCGCAACGTAAAACAGCGGCAGAAAAAAGGGAGATTAAACACAATCCCGAAAAAGAGTTTAGGGAAACCATGTATAAACAAAAAGATGGTAAGACCATGCTCTATTTCCCTTCAACAGGAATTAAAAAAGGTTTGGCTACAGCGGCCTTAGAAACCGCAGGTATAACAAAAGCAAATGTTAACCGCCTGATCTACATTCCAGAATCTAAGATAAATATATGGGGAAAGCCTTATCTTAAAATGGATGTTGTTAGAGCCGCTGATATGAACAGGACACCAGACATACGTACACGTGCGTATCTACCAAAGTGGTGTTCAGAAGTAACTATCAAGTATTGTACACCTACCTTTAACGCACAGGGAGTTATTTCTCTGTTAGCTAACTCTGGTATGATTTGTGGTCTTGGAGACAACAGACAGGAAAAGGGCAACGGTTCGTTTGGTTCTTTCTCGGTCTACAGTGCTGAAGATATGGGAGATGCTCAACTTCTTTGGGATGACATCGTAGCAGAAGCGCGTGAAGTTCAAGAATTGGCTTACGAATATCCTGAGTGCTACGATGATGAAACTCAAGAATTGATGGACTTCTTGAACGAAGAACGTATGCGAAGAGCCGCATAGGTATATTTATTTTATATGTTGGTATGTTTTCGGAGTGGGGCGGTGCGCCGCCCCTGTGCCACGGGTTACGGCGGTTGTGCTAAGTAAAGTTTAGTTTGGCTGAGATATGTTGAGTCGTGTTTTATTACGGCGGTTCTGGTGAGTTACGGCTTGTTAAGCTAAGATTTGTTATGATGAGTTGTGGTATGTTCAGGCGGTTGAGTTTGGTCGCGGTGAGTTTAAGAGTGTTATGATCTGTTCTGTTTCGGCGGTTATGTTTCGTCTAGTTTGGATACGATGGTGTGTGTTGGGTTTCGTTGGGTCACGGTAAGGCGGTTACGTTATGTCCAGTTATGTCTTGACGAGTTGTGTAGAGTTTTGGCGGTTGAGTTAAGCTGAGTTTGGGTCTGTTCGGGTCAGTTGGGCTATGGAGAGTTTTGGCGGTTGAGTCTAGTTGCGTCAAGCTTTGTTGGGTTTCGATCAGTTGTGGCGAGGCGGTTGAGTTGGGTTTGGTTAAGTTCTGATGGGGCATGGCATGTCTGGTTGAGTTTGGTTACGGCGGTTGAGTTTGGTCGAGACGAGGTTAGACCTGTTAAGTCAAGTCACGGTAATTAATTTTTTAGAAGGATAAATTGTATGAGTAAATTTAATAAGAAAACACGTCAAAAGATGGTGGATGACTATCTGAATGACACAGGTAGGAATACCTTTAAAGCGGATGAATTTGTTTTGTGGTTAGAAACACAGCCAGATCACCCTGCATACAATGCATTTCATGGAAGAGACGACGAGTTGTTGTGGCAAGCTAAGTTAAACTTGGCGCGACAGCTTGCTTCTGGATTACGCATTGTCGTTAAAAGTGAAGTCACCGAATCAGCAGTGCCTTCAATTAAGGTAACAGAATACCCTGCATACATCTCTCCAGTTGCTAATAGAAAACTGGGCGGAGGGTATGAAGCGTTCGACCCTGATAGTGAAAAGTCACAGGAAGAATTACGTAAACAGGCAGGGGTATATCTAGCAGGATGGCTAAACAGGTACAGAGGTTGTGCCGAACACATAGGCATAGACCTAACACCCATTGAAGATATCGTTCGTGTGTTGCGTGATGACAAAACAGTTGCCGCAGAGTGACGTACCGCAGCAGCTATCCCTGTTTCTACATGAGATGGGGATAGCTGAAATAAAAGAAGAGGTGACAGAATCAGAAAAATATGTAGCATGGTTACCATCTTATGAGGGAGAGCAACCACCATTTTAAGGAGAAGTATAGATGACAAATGAAGTCAAAGAGATGTTGTTGCAATATTTGCAAGACATGACACAGCGTGGCGATTACACCGCTAAAAATCTACTGGACTTAATTGATTGGGAAGATTGATATGGGCAACGAGCAGTTAACAGAGTGGCAAGCCAAAATTCTAAAATTTTTAAAAACACAGGTCGATAACTTGCAAGACGAGAGTGGGCGTGAAGACGCAAGACCAAGAATAGAACAGGAACTGTTTGCCGCAATGGAAGAGTTAGATAATTATGTAGACGCTCTGAGAAAGACTGGAGTCGTTATAGAACACAGACGAAGATCTTGGCAGGGTGTAGTATGAGTCGTTGGACTAAAAATCAAAAAGAGATGCAAGGGTATAAACGTAAGTTAGCGTACGGACAACAAAAAGTCAGCCTTGTAAAAGCGCCGTGGGAAAAAGGAGAACAGCATGGTAAAAGAAAAGAAATCAGAGAAAGTTTGGAAGTATCTAATAGAAAATCAAGCAGCAACGGCTAAAGAGGTATCTTTTGCTACTGGTGTATCATATGGCTACGTTAGTCAGCTTATGAGAAAAATCGGTACGCCGAAGGAGATACGTATGATGTGTGGAGATATAAACGGTACAGATCAAGGAGGAGGTAGAGGCACGATATTAGACACAGCAAAAGATCTTGTCACTACAGACAGAGCCGAGCAGCATGGTGACGCTGAAGCTAACTTTACGATGATTGCTTCGTACTGGAACACGCACCTCGGCACTATAGATTTTATAAAAGTAGATGACGTTCCGATTATGTTGACCCTGATGAAGATCGCAAGACTGCACGGGGACGACACAAAGAACCTAGACAACTACATAGATGCTTGTGGGTATATGGCACTGGGCGGCGAAATCGCCGAAACCTAATGGACGTATATACTTTAGACTTCGAAACCTATTACGACAAAGATTATTCGTTGTCCAAGTTGACGACAGAAGAGTATGTGCGCGATAAGCGTTTCGAAGTCATTGGGCTTGCAATCAAGAAGAACGACAAAGCTACTAAATATATAAACGATCCCCGGCTGGTAGAACGTCTACTATCACACATAGACTTCTCTCAGTGTGCTATACTTTGTCATAATACTATGTTCGATGGAGCGATACTTTCGTGGCGATATGGGGTAAAACCAAAGGTCTGGTTTGATACTATGTGCATGTCACGTGCTTTGCATGGTATTGAGACAAGCGCGTCTCTCAAAGCGGTAGCAGAACGTTACGGTGTTGGCGTCAAGGGAACCGAGGTACACAATGCCAAGGGCAAACGCCGCGCCGATTTCACCGCAGAAGAAACTCTACGGTACGGCGAGTATGCTAAGAATGACGTAGACTTAACATACAATCTTTTTAAAATGATGGGCGCAAAGTTCCCCAAACAAGAATTGAAGTTAATTGATCTAACACTGCGTATGTTTATTGAGCCTACGCTTGATCTTGACCTTGGACTTCTAGAACAGCATCTAGAAGATACACGTGAACGCAAAGACAAGTTGTTACGTGATGCTAATGTAGAAGACAAGAAAGATCTGATGAGCAATCAGAAGTTTGCTGACATGCTACGAGATCTTGGTGTAGAACCCCCGATGAAAATTAGTCCCACAACAGGCAAGCAGACGTACGCCTTAGCCAAGGCCGATGAAGGGTTCAAAGCACTACAAGAACACGAAGATGATAGAGTGCAAACATTGGTGAACGCACGTCTAGGAAATAAGAGTACGTTAGAAGAAACACGCACAGAGAGGTTTATAGATATAAGTAAACGTGGGCTTCTTCCTGTACCCGTTAGATATTACGCCGCTCATACAGGTAGGTGGGGTGGATCTGATAAAATTAACTTACAGAATTTACCTAGCCGAGGTCCAAATGCAAAGAAACTAAAGAAAGCGTTGATTGCTCCAGAAGGTCATACTTTAATAGACGCTGACAGTTCACAAATCGAAGCAAGAGTACTAGCGTGGTTTGCAGGGCAGAACGATCTTACCGCTGCGTTTGCCAACGGTGAAGATGTGTACATAAAAATGGCTGCACGTATTTATGGTTGTGAAGAAGAGGATGTGACAAAAGATCAGAGGTTTGTTGGTAAGACCACAATCCTTGGTGCAGGGTATGGTATGGGGGCTGAAAAGTTTGGCTTACAGTTAAAGACGTTTGGGTATGAAGTCTCACCTCATGAGGCCCGCAGAATAATACAGATTTACCGCGATGCTAATTATAAAATCAGTAAGGTTTGGCGCGATGCTCACTACATGGTACAGCAGTTGGCAAATAAAAGAGAGGCACAATTTGGTAGAAAAGATGTGCTACAAGTGTCGGGGTCGGAATGTGGTATTATACTACCATCAGGACTGTTGGTACGCTACGATGGTTTGTTAGGAGAACAAGGTGAAAAAGGTATTGAGTATAGTTATAAAACACGTAGAGGACGAACTAGAATATATGGCGGTAAGGTAATAGAAAATGTGTGTCAAGCACTAGCACGTTGCATTATAGGCGATCAGATGTTAAGAATAAGTAAGGAATACAAGGTAGTGCTGACAGTGCATGACTCGATAGTATGCTGTGTAAAAGATGAAGAAGTAGAAAAAGCACAGAAATACATTGAAGCAGCAATGCGCCGCCCTCCTGATTGGGCAACGGGCTTACCTGTGGATTGCGAAAGTGGTACGGGCAAATCATATGGAGACTGTGAGTGAGCATAGCACCTTGGTCGTTTAGTAAAGCGAAGGCATTTGAAACATGCCCAAAGCAGTTTTACCACGAAAAGATATTAAAAGAATATCCTGTCGAAGAGACAGAAGCCATGCGGTATGGCACTGAATTTCACAAAGCATGTGAAGATTACATAGGGAAAGATACACCATTACCAAAAAAGTTTGGCTTCATAGAACCTACGTTAAACGCCCTGAATAATAAGAGGGGTGTAAAGGTATGTGAAAAGAAGTTGGGACTAACCGCTGATCTTGAACCCTGCGGTTTTTTTGACAAGAAAGTATGGTTCCGAGGTATAGCTGATTTAGTAATTGTAGACACTCTCGCTGAGACTGCTTGGGTTATAGATTACAAGACAGGTAGATCTGCGCGTTATGCAGATAAAGGGCAGCTTGAATTAATGGCACTTACCGTGTTCGCACATTATCCAATGGTTAAGAAGGTAAAAGCAGGGTTGTTATTTGTAATCGCAAACAAATTAGTAAAAGATAAATATGAAATTGACGTAAGGCCAAATCTTTGGGAGAAATGGTTAGGGATTTATGGTAAGATGGAAAAAGCGTTTGAAGCGAACGTCTGGAATCCACGTCCATCTGGTTTGTGTAAACGCCATTGTCCAGTTTTAGAGTGTCCACATAACGGAAAAAACTAATGCCTTATACAAAGAAAAAAAGACCTTATAAAAAAGAATATCAACAACAAAAGAAACGCGGCGAACATGCTAATCGTATGGAACGCCAACGTGCAAGACGTGCAATGGATAAGAAAGGTGTTAATCGAAAAGGTAAAGACATCGCACACAAGAAAGCATTGAGTAAAGGCGGGTCAAATAAAGATGGCGTAAAGCTACAAAGCCCAAAGAAAAATAGAGCAGCAGGGGGTGCGATGAGCAGTCCTAAAAAGAAGAGGTAGTGTTTCACTACCACGGAGAACAAAATGCAAATCATAAGGGATAGAGCATTACTGCTGAAAGTCCGTAATCCAAAACAAATCACGGCAGTAATCCCTAAAAGTAAGGAGTTGTCTATGAACAAGGTTCTAGTTAATTGGGGTATGTTTGAAGCCCTAAAATTAAAAAGTTTAAATATAAACGTACCGTCACCTATTACTAAACGCTATGGTTGGCCGGGGCAGTATAAACCATTCGAACATCAGAAGGATACCGCATCGTTTTTAACGATGAATAAGAAAGCTTTTTGCTTCAACGAACAAGGCACGGGTAAAACGGCTTCTTCTATATGGGCTGCTGATTACTTAATGAAGCAGGGTAAGGTCAACAGGGTTCTTGTTATATGCCCATTGTCGATTATGGATAGTGCGTGGAGAAACGATCTGTTTTCCTTTGCTATGCACAGAACAGTTGACGTTGCTTATGGCTCAAAAGAAAAACGAAAAAAGATTATTAATAGCGGCGCAGAGTTTGTGATCATAAACTACGATGGTGTAGATATTGTAAAAGAAGAAATAGCTAACGGTGGATTTGATTTATTTATTGTAGACGAAGCTACTCACTATAAAAATGCACAGACAAAGCGTTGGAAAACCCTCAATAAACTCGTAGGAGAAGACGATTGGTTGTGGATGATGACAGGTACACCTGCGGCACAGTCACCTCTTGATGCATATGGTCTAGCTAAAATGGTAAATCCTCTATCAGTACCACGTTTTTATGGTTCATGGCGCGACATGGTTATGTGGAAAGTTACACAGTTTAAGTACAAACCAAAAGAAAATGCCAAGGATACAGTATTCAAAGCACTACAACCCGCTATTCGATTTACTAAAGAAGAGTGTTTAGATTTACCAGATATGACGTATACCAAACGTTTTGTTGAAATGACTACACAACAAAAGAAGTACTATGAAACGCTCCGTAAAAAGATGATAATGGAAGTTGTGGGAGAAGAAGTTACCGCTACTAATGCTGCGATTGGTCTGAATAAATTATTACAGATAAGTGCAGGGGCTGTTTACACCGACGAAGGAGATACGGTGCAATTTGATATCAAGAATAGGTATCAAGTCCTTAAAGAAGTCATAGATGAAAGTAGTCAAAAAGTTCTTATCTTTGTACCGTTTAAACACACCATTGATTTACTTGTTGAGAAGCTACGAGCTGACGGCGTTACGTCAGAAGTTATACGAGGAGATGTCTCTGCGCCTAAACGCACAGAAATATTTGCACGGTTTCAAGATCAACCAGACCCACAAGTTTTAGTTATACAACCACAAGCGGCTGCTCACGGTGTTACCCTGACCGCTGCTAATACTGTAGTTTGGTGGGGGCCGACCCCGTCTCTCGAAACATACGCACAGGCAAATGCTCGTGTGCATAGATCGGGACAGAAGCATAAATGTACTGTTATACAGCTTGCGGGGTCTAATGCAGAAAAACGTATTTACCGTCTTTTAGACGAACGTATCAATGTACACACAGAAATGATAAATTTATACAAAGAAATACTTGACTAAGTAGTATAAGTTATTATATGTCAGCTATATAAATATAAAATGGAGAACGCTAATGACTATTCCAGTAGAGAAGCTTGTCAAAGCGTATGTAAAAATACGTAATAAAAGGTCAGAATTAAAATCAGAATTTGAAGACCAGAATAAAAAACTTGCTGACAAGCAAGAAAAACTAGGCCGCGCTTTGTTAGACCACTGCAAAGAGCATAATGTAGATAGTGTTAAGACGGGGGAGGGTTTGTTTTATCGTACTATTAAAAAGCGTTACTGGACTAATGACTGGGAAGCGATGTATGATTTCGTGAAAAAACATAACCTTCTGGAGTTTTTTGAAAAACGTCTTAACCAAACAAACGTACGGCAGTTTCTAGAGGAAAACCCAGAGCTTATACCTTCGGGTCTGAATGTGGATTCTGAGTACACTATATCTGTGAGGAAGAAATGAGTGATAAAGAAACTCCTTATACTAATATAAATTCAGTTGCGGATTATTTCCAAGTATCCATATCCACTATTAGGAAGTGGGTGCAAAACGGTTCAATCCCTACCGATACATATATCAAAGTCGGTGAAGTATATCGATTTCGGCTTGATGATGTCGAAGCGGCATTGACAGCCGCACAAAAAAAGGGGCAAGATGATGCCCTATATAATGAACTTTAATGGAGAATAGTATGTCAGACATGACTCTTTTTGAAGGGGGTAACTCCTTAGTATCCAGCGATCTATTCAAACAACTACAAGAGGTTGACGATAATCTATCAGGCGGTTCTGGTGGAAGTCGTGTACGTCGAATTAGTTTGCGTGGTGGACGCTTTCGTCAAATGGTTGGCGGTGAACAAGTAAACGTGAAAAATGATGGCTTTTTAAATGTGGTGATTGTGAACGCTGCGAAGCTATCTCGTACTTATTACTCTGGTTCCTACGACCCAGAAAATCCATCTGCACCTACTTGTTGGTCACCAGACACAGAGAAACCATCCTCTGATGTCCCAAAAGAAAACATACAAGCATCTCGCTGTATGGATTGCGCGATGAACATTAAAGGTTCTGGTCAAGGTGACAGCAAAGCATGTAGATATTCTCAACGTCTTGCTGTGTGTTTAGAGGGTGATATGGATACTGTGTACCAACTATCACTACCTGCTACTTCTATCTTTGGTGATGCAAAAGATGGTAAGATGGGTATGCAAGCATATGCAAAGCATCTCAAGGCACACAAAACACCTTCGATTGCTGTAGTTACTACAATGACTTTTGACGAAAACAGCGATACACCGAAACTGTTTTTTAAGGCGGCTCGTCCGTTAACAGAGGAAGAACTGCAAGAAGCAGTAGCGTTAAAAGATAGCCCAGAAGCTATTGAAGCAATCACGTTGACAGTATCTCAAGCTGACGGGGTACAAGCTCGTGGGGGTGAGGTGAAGGAGAAGAAGGCGGAGAAAACGCCACCTAAGTCAGATCCAGAACCAGAACCAAAAAAGGTCTCCAAAAAGGCAGAAGGCGCTGCTCCGCCGCCCGATGAAGACCTTGCGTCTATCGTTGAAGATTGGGACGACGATTAACCCATTGGGGGGTCTCAACGATAGATATTGCCGTGGTGAGGTGTCCATACTTCTCCGCCTCACCACGGTTCATTTTGGAGCAGCAGCATGGAAACAACAGAATTTTTACAGGGAGTACTGAGTAGTAACGGAAACTACTGTGTATTCGCTGCGAGAGCGAAAGATAATATACGAATACAAAAGTTCTACAGCACCATCGAAGAAGTGGAACGAGCAGCAAACAAATATAACAACGATGGTTTAGACGTATACTTCGCACTCAGTACATTTAAAGAACCAACGAACCGTAAGGGTGATAACGCTCAAGAACTAAAAGCGTTGTTTCTAGATTTAGACTGCGGTCCTTCAAAAGAATACGCGACACAACAACTCGCTGTGTCCGCGTTACGTAACTTCTGTAAACACCTTTCTCTGCCTAAACCCACAATGGTTAACAGCGGGCGAGGGGTACACGTCTATTGGCCTCTTACCGAAGCAGTTTCGGCGGAGCAGTGGTTAGACGCAGCAGAACGGTTAAAACAAGCTTGTGCCGATAACGGTTTACTTGCTGACCCTGCCGTTACATCAGATGTAGCGCGTATATTACGTGTGCCTAACACGCATAACTATAAACCTGACGAACCTCTACCTGTTACGCTGTACGGTGTAGAGCCGATAAGACCCGTAGTTCTTTCTGAATTTGTTGAAAAACTTGGCGTTATTTTGAAGCCAGTTACAAAGATAGACTTAGGTACAGATGCACTATACGAAGCCTATGCTGAGAACTCTGAAAACGTTTTTAAAACCATAATAAACAAGACTATTGAGGGAAGAGGTTGTGAGCAGCTTAAATATATAGCTACAAAACAAGATGAAGTAAGCGAACCTTTGTGGAGAGCTGGACTTTCTATTGCAAAGTTTTGTGTAGATGGAGACATAGGCGCAACCAAAATATCTAGCCGACACCCTGATTATAGCGAAGCAGAAATGCGTAAGAAGTTGGACGAGATTAAAGGTCCATATACGTGTGCGCGATTTGATGAACTGCGTGAGGGAGTATGTAAAAACTGCCCTTTATGGGGTGAGATAAAATCTCCGATTGTATTGGGTAAACGTATTCGTGAAAGCGCAGGGGATGTCAGTGTTTCTGCACCCGTGCAAGGAAAAAAACATAATAAAGATTTTGAGATACCTGAATTTCCTAAACCTTATTTTAGGGGCGCAAACGGTGGTGTGTTTATACGTGGTAGTAATGCAGACGGTGACATCGAAGAGGAACTAATATACCATCATGATATTTACGTCACACGGCGCTTACACGATGAAGAACTTGGAGAAACATTAGTATTTCGTTTGCATTTGCCGAGAGATGGTGTGCGTCAATTTAGCGTACCTCTTACGCATGTTACTTCAAGAGAAGAGTTTCGTAAAAGTATGGCGCACGAAGGTGTTACAGCATGGGGAAGGAGCTTAGAGAAACTTATGGCATACACAACAAAATGGGTAGATGAGCTACAGCGCACGTCAACAGCAGACGAAGCGCACAGGCAGTTTGGTTGGGTTGATGACGACATGGATGCCTTTGTCCTTGGGGATAAGCTTATTGAAGCAGATAAAGTAACGTACAACCCGCCTTCTTCAAAAACCGCAGGGCTTATGGACACGTTCGAATCAAAAGGAACAGAAGAGAAGAACCTTGAAGTGTTTGACTTCTACAATCGAGATGGGTTTGAGTTACATCAATACGTGGTTGGCGTTGGTTTCGGCTCACCGCTGATGGCGTTGACTGGATTAAATAGTATGGCTGTGCATCTTTATGGCGGTACAGGTGTAGGTAAAACTACGGCGCAGTATGCTGCCATGTCTATATGGGGTGACCCAGAACTACTTACACTGCAAAAAGACGATACACATAACTCGCGTATGAACCGTGGTGAAATTATGCACAGCTTACCTTTGGTTTCCGATGAGATGACTAACGTATCAAGCAGAGAGATGTCTGAGTATGTTTATCAAGTATCGGGGGGCCGTCAGAAGAATAG